GGAGATTATTCAGGCGTTCCAGAGTCAGGGAATTTACGACCCTTCTTCTCAGACGATTCGGTTTGACAAGTCTGCGATACAGGGTGATTTTGACGTTTCGATCAAAGCGGGTTCGACGTTGCCATTGAACAAAGAGGGTCGAGAACAGATTCTGAACAGCGTCTATCAGATGTCGATACCACTCGCGTCTGCTCCGTCGGTGCCGCCGTTCATTGGCGAGATCGTGAAAGAGCTTCTGAAGGACTACGAAATCAAGGGTCTTGAGCAGGCCTTTGACCAACAGCAGGCGGCCGTAGCGCAAAAAGAACAGATGGCGCAGGCTCAGGCTGATATTGAAGACCAGAAGACGCTATCTGAAACCGCCAAGCGCAACGCACAGGCTCAGAACGTGCAGATTGACACGATCATAAAAGGTGTTCAGGCGCAAGGCAAAGCGACGGGTGTTTTAGGGCCGGAGGAATCGCTGACATGATTTGCCGGACGTGCAACAACAAACACGCGTACCACGTTCGTACGGTGATTGAAGACGGTCAACCGATTGACCTTTGTGACAGCAAGGACTGCGGCGATTTGAGCATGTCTGACGTGTACAGCCCGGACGTGTACCTGGTGCGTGCGGGACAGACTTTTAAGAATTTGACGGACAAGAATGGTGTACCGATCCCGATTCAGAGCAAGCGGCACAAGAAGCAGGTGATGGATGAGTTGGGAGTGCAAGAGGCTGGGAATACGATCAATGGGGCGCGGTACGGATCGAAATCGTGGATTGAAGGATCTAGGGAATACCGCAAGAAACAATTTGAGAATGACAGGCCTAAGATCCAGAAGATTTATCGAGAGTGGAGGGAACGCAATCATGGCAGATAACCCGTTGATTCAGGCGTTAAGAAGCAAGGTGCAAGGCCAAGCGGCTGATCCGCAGGCGTTACTCGATTTCATTTTGTCTCATTACGATCTTACGCCGAAGGGCGAGGACGAAGGGGAAGAATCTGATGATAAGCCCGATATGGTGATGACGCAGGAATCACACGCGCCATGACAGCGGCAGATCAGACGATCATTAATATGTTGATGCAGATCAACAACAACCTCGTTCGGCTGACACTACTTTTGCAGAAGATGGACAGGCTGGGAATCAACGTCAGGACACAAGAGTCACACAGACCTTAAAGGAGAAACCAATATGGCAGAAGGGCAAGCAGTAGAGAACAATTCAGCGACCGCCGTAGCAGAACCCGCCGCAAGCGGACAATCTGCCGCGCCGTCTGTTGGAACTCTCGAAGGCCAGAGCGGACAAGCGAGTAATCAGGGACAGAGCGCACCCGCCGAGGAAAGTTTTAGTTCTATCGACCCCAAAACTCTACCTCCTGAACTGCAGGCGTTGCATAAACAACTGCAAGCGGACTACACGAAGAAATCGCAGTCTATCGCGGAAGTACGGAAAAAAGCTGAGGCGTTCGATCGGGTATCCAAGGATCAAAGGTTCACAGATTACTGGAACGGCCTGAATCGGACGCAGAAGGCTGATTTCAAGGAACAGAAGGCTGAAGCGGAGAAAACGCTGGGGCAAAAGATCTCGGATGATCGGTTCAAGCAGGCGTTTGAATCGAAGGACGGGTTTCTGGAGCTTCTGGCTGAGGTGACGAAGGAAGTCAGTGCCAAAGATCGAAAAGAGATCGAAGAACTCAAGCAATATAAAACGGTGAATGAGGCCACGAATATTATTGAGAAATTCGCTACGGAAATGGGGAAAGACGGGAAACCCGTTCGGCCTGATTTCTATTCTCTCGAAGAGGACAAGTTGATTACGGGGTATTTACAGCTTTCGGTTGACCCTTCCAAGGGTGTCTCGCCGGAAGAATATTCCTCGAAGCTCAATGAAGCCTATGGATGGGCGAAAAGTCTCTCTCAGAAGTATTACGAGAAGGGCCGTCAGGAAGCTCTGGCGCGTATCCAGCAGAAGGCGGCGACTTCCTCTGAACCTCCGACGCAGGCCGCAAAAGGCGCATATACGGGCCCTGATCCTAAGAAAATCACTCCTTCTGAGGCGTTTCAGCTTGCCAAGAAGGGCATCCGCGTACCGCGTGACGACTAACAAGGAGAATTAACATGGCGGCACCATCTACACAAAATTACGGCCCCGGAAATGTTGACGAGCTACTGACTACGTCATTGGTCAACATGATTCCTGGTATTAGAGACAACATCTTTAAGTCCAACCCTGTCTTCAAGTGGCTTTACGAAGGCAAGGGCGGCGGAAAGATGCGCAAAAAAGGCGGCGTGGCTCTTTCTCATGCGGAAATGTATGCGAAGAACACGACTGCTCTGGCGTATCAGCGTTACGATCAACTCGACGTTACTCCGCAGGATGGACTTACAAGAGATCAATGGTTATGGGCGCAGTATGCGGCTACAGTCACGATTGACGGATTCTCGGAACGCGTGGCGAATGCTGGCGATTCGAAACTGGAGGATCTGATGGAAGCCAAAAAGATGCAGGCCGAAGAAAGCCTGTCTCTCTTGCTCGAACAGGATATGTTCGCGGCTTCTGCGGTTTCCAAGCACATCGAACCCTTGACGACCATTGTGGCCACTTCCGGCACCGTGGGCGGCATTAATGGCACCACAAACAGCTGGTGGCAGGCTTGCGCGGCGACCGCTTCTGGCTCGTTCGCGGCTCAGGGACGTTCGGACATGACAAATGCGTGGAATCTGATCTCTGTTCAGAACCCCATCGGTGGTCCGGAGATGATCGTCTCGGATCAGACTTCGTTCCAAGCGTATGAATCGTCCTTGGTTGCTCAGGAACGTTTCACCGACAACAAAATGGTCGATATCGGAATTGAGAATCTGAAGTTTAAATCCACTCCTTGGACGTGGAGCCCTCAAGCCACCTCCGGCGTGATTTATCTTCTGCATTCAAAGGGTATTGAATTCATTGTCAACTCTGACACTGACTTCCTCACCACTCCATTCGTGACTCCGACGAACCAGGACGCGCGGACTGCCAAGATTCTGTTGGCTTGCTCGCTCACTACTGGAAATCGGCGCAAGAATGCGAAACTGACTGGCGTTACCGCCTAAAGGAGGTCGTTTATGGCATCACTAAGAACTCCAACACCTAGAGACGGGGGACAGGGAATCGCTACGATTCTCAAGATTCCGGCTTGTGTGACAGGGGATACGGTTACTTATAAAAACGCGGTCAAGGGATGGCAGGTGGTCAATCGAACAACGGCAGATGCGGCTACGGCAACGTACAGCCCTACTACTAGTTTGTTCACGATCACTGTGGCAAATACGCCAGATGTTGACCTCTACGTTTGGGGATAAATGCCTGACCGCCGCGAAGGACTGGTGGAGGTTAATAGCCTTCCAAGTTACAGCGGGTCAGCATTAAGGAGATAAAAATGTTAATTCAGCAACTCAATAGAACAGACGCGGAAAAGATTCAGATCGTAGTGAAGAACGTCGACGGTGGCGGTTCCATCACGACTGGCTTGGGCGCGGCCCTTGTCCAGACGGGTGCTTCCATTGACGGCATCAGCGCTGTCCGATCCACGGCGGCCCTTTGGAAGGGGTTTGTCGGAGTGTCTCAGCAGGACATTGCGATCAACGGGTTCGGCCTCGTGACGGCATGGGGATTTGCCAACTCAGTGGCGATCTCTAACGTGGGAACTTCCATCACTGTGACGGCTGGCGATTACCTTCGCCCCGGCGCGGCGGCTGGTACGTTCTTCAGCGGTCAAGCGGCGGCTGAAACCCTGTCGACTCTTCTCTATCGTTACGTTGTGGGAGCTACGACGGCTGTAGCGATCTCAGCGGTGACTGATGGTGGAGTGTCTGGGTTTGTCCGAGGTCTGTAAATGACAAAGGCCGAAATCGTGAACGCGGTGATGAAGGGTCTGGGGATGCGACCGACAAGGTACCTCTTGCGGTGGTCTCCCACGCTTCGGAACCCGTTCCATTTCGACCTTCTGGAAGTTATGCGGTGTGATTCCGACGGGGAGCTGATGACCTATAAAAAGGCTCAGTCTCCCCTCGGAAATCACGCCTCACATCGAATCAAAAGCCCCGGACGTTACAGTCTCTTGGAATTGCTGATGGTGCAGTTAAGAGTTATTCAATGAATCCAAAAGTAAACGCAGAGCAGTTAGAGCCAAAAGAAGAAGGCGTGATCCGCGTTCTGATTGGATTGCCTCATGAGGGCATGACGGGATCGGAAGCATACACGAACCGTTTGCACAACTTCATGCACTTGGGGAAATTGGAAGAGCGTGGCAGGATCAACAAGGAAACACCCCGATTTGAGTTTATTCAGTACACCTGCGGACGGATGCACGTTTTCTTCGCGCGGGAAGAGATGGCGAAACAGGCGATTGCGGCTGATTGTGATTATCTCTACATGATTGACGACGACATGATTTGCCCGGATGATATGTTCGAGAAGCTTTACGCTGACGACAAGCCGATTGTCGCTCCGCTCGCTTTTACACGCAACTTTCCACACAAGCCTGTCGTTTACGCCTGCATCGAGGGATGGGACGCGGTATCGAAGAAGGACTACTTCTCGAACTATGCGGTGATGAACTACCCCAAGAACAAGCTTCAGGAAGTGGACGCTGTGGGGTTTGGAGCGGTTTTGATTAAGACGGAAGTTTTGAAGGCTGTTGCGACTCCTCGGTTTATGTCGACGTGCGGGACGGGCGAGGATATTCTGTTTTGCTATAAGGCAAAAAAAGCAGGGTTTTCGACGTGGGTAGACACGCGCGTGAAGCTGGGCCATATCAGCCATCCGCTGATTGTGACGGAAGATTACGTAAACGCGCAGTGGAAAGCGTATGGAATGGAAGTTGAGAAGAATTACGGCGAACTCAAATCTAAAGAGCCTGTTTTGGTTCTAGGGGACTAGATGAATCCAATTGTCAGCGTCATCATACCGACATGGAACAATCCGCAGTTTCTCACTCCTTGCGTGAATTCCATCATAGCGACGGGATTTCTGGATGGCCTTGGCGAGATCATCATCGTCAACAACGGCAAACAGCCAATCAAAGAAGAATTTGGACACATCGAAGGAATCACTGTTCTTGATCCCGGCGAGAACTTGGGATGGGAAGGTGGCCTTGCGCTTGGAGTAAAACACGCAAAAGCACCGTTTCTTTGTTTCCAGAACGACGACACGCACATCCCTGCGGCAAATGCCAACTTCTACAAAGAGCTTTTATATCCATTCCAAAATGCAAACGTAGCGGCGGTCGGGCCGACAACGACGGTCGCGGCGGGATGGCACAGCATCTATCAGCGGTATCCCATACGGGAGCGGATCGAAGTGTCTTACCTCATTTTCTTCACGGTGATGGTGAGACGATCTGATTACGAGGCGTTGGGTGGAATTGACACGTCCTGTCCAGGCGGAGACGACATCGATATGTCGATGCGGTTCAGGAAGGCCGGGAAGCATCTTGTGATTACTCCCCGCGCGTTCCTGATTCATCATGGGTTTAAGACAGGCGAGCGCATGAACGGCGGGGCGCAAGTCGACGGCGGCTGGAACTCTTTGCAGATGCGCGACCGCACGAACCAGTATTTGATCCAGAAGCATGGATTCAAGTTCTACTGGGAAACGATTCGAGGCCTGAGCTACGGAACGCCTGAACCTTTAAAGGATTTAGAGGGCGACGTTGTGGCTTCGATGGTCAAAGGCGACGCTGTGCTTGAGTTGGGGTGCGGATACCGAAAGACGGTTCCGCAGTCGGTAGGCATGGACATCACGCCGAAAGGCGAACCCATCCCACACGTTCCGGGCGGTGTTTCTGTCGCTGACGTGGTGGGTGACGTGTCTAAACCTCTTCCGTTCGACGAGATGTCGCAGGACACGATCATTTCACGGCACATTTTGGAGCATTGCGTAGATTCCGCTGAGACTTTGAAGAACTGGAACCGAGTCTTGAAAATCGGCGGTCGCATGATTATTGCGGTTCCGAATCAGGACATCGGGAACATGATCCCGCTAAATCCTGAACATGTACACGCTTTCACGCCGGCATCTCTTAAGAGCCTGATGGATCTGTGCGGGTTCAAGCAGATTGATTGCGTTGATCCGAAGAACGGCGTGTCGTTTGTCGGGTGTTACGAGAAGGTTCTGCACATGGATAGCGAATTAAACTGGAATGGCGTAGAGGTATCCGTTGGACATTGACAGATTTCTAAAAGGGTATCTAAACGTCCTGCTAGAGGATAAGAAGGACTCTAAATTTGAGACTTTGCGTGTACTTTTTAACGGTCTTTCTGGAATACGAACAGCGAAGCTCATCAATTTTGCTTCTTTGTGCATGGACGGCAATAACGAATTTTATTGTGAGATCGGGACATATAGGGGATACACGTTGCTGAGCGCGGGGTACGAGAACAGGTCTACGGTAGTAGGAATCGATAACGAGAAGCCTGAGTGGTGTTCGCCTGAACTCATGGATGTCAATGGATTACCAGACAGAATGAATAAGTATGAGCGCGTCAATTACAGATTTTTCAAGGAAGATTTCAGGAATGTAAAACTATCTCCCAATGTTGGAGTCCTATTTATTGACGGAGATCACAACGCCAAAGAAGTCAAAGATGCGTTGGAATGGGCCAAGCCTTGTTTAGTGAAAGATGCTGTCGTGATTTTTGATGATGTGAATGTCCGTGATGTTGGGGACGCGATTTTGGACTGGGCGAAGAACAATCCTAATGACGAGCTTATTTTTTACTCTAAGGCTTTTGAGTCGGAACGTGAAGGAACCATTACAAATCACTATCTAGCGAACGGAATCGCAATTATGAGGCATCATGCTTAGAATCGGAAACTACTTTGAGTCAAGGCTAGGCCGAAACGACGGGAACCCTCTTTATGTTCAGGCCTGTCTCAAGCGGATGCAGTATTACGGGCAGATTCTGCGTGGCGGGCCAGTCGATCAGGGGCTTTTGAGTTGGTTTGCTTCTAAAGAGCTTGATCCGAGAGCAGAAAAAGCCGCTAAAGACCTCTATAATAAGCGTGGCGAGACAGTCGAAGTCGATCACATCTACCCCGTCGGAGACATTTCTCCGTTTGGAATGTACGATTTGAACATCCATGTCGACTGGGGAGAGGATGGACTGACTGGAATTCTGCCTTATACGCCATTTGAGACACCGAAACCGTTTGCGTATTGGGCTTCCGACACGCATATCAAGACGGGATCGATTGACAGCTACGATTACCGCTGTTCCGTCGCAAAGAAGGCTGATTTTGCCTTTGTAGCGCAGAAGAACGCGGTTGAACGCATGAAAAACGACGGTGTTGCCAATCCGATCTGGCTTCCCCACGCTGTAGAGCCGCAAGCCTACCCCAAAATAGAGCTTTTGACGAAGAAGTACGACGTTTGCTTTGTCGGACACGTCAGTTCTCTCAATCGTGTTGATGCGCTAGACCGTCTTTTCAGGGAATTCCCGAATTTCTACTACGGACAGCGTCTTTTTGACGAAGCGGCGCGGAAGTTCGCGGAATCCAAGATCGTTTTCAACATCGCCATGACGGACGATATCAATATGCGCTGTTTTGAGGTGCTGGCAACGGGTTCTTTCCTTTTGACCAACTGGATACCTGGCATTGAGGACGTTTTCGAGGATGGGAAGCACATGGTTTTCTATCGGTCGTTGGACGAGATGGTGGAGAAGGCGAAATACTATCTGGCGCACGATGACGAGCGTGAAAAGATCGCGCAGGCGGGGTACGAAGAGGTTATTTCTAAGCACACCATCCAGCACAGAGTCAATCTGATCTTGGATGAGTATTTAAAGACAAAACAGCCCGAGGAGGTTATCAATGCAGGCGTTTAAGTTGGTCAATGCTGGATTCGTGGATAAGGTCATTATTTTCAATTCTTTGCCTGATTATCTGACGAAGAACATCCAAACCAGAGGGACGGACGGATTCCCCAGAGCATGGCCCAGGTTCTTAGCTGACATTGGAAGCACCCGGAAGGTCTACAAGACGGAAGATAGCGTTGATATGTCTCGTAATTGGACGACCAAAAAGACTCCGATTGGCGATGAGCCTTGTTTTTACGTTCTGCACTACACCGACATCAACGCTGACAAAGAGGCATGGAGAGCGATCTGCGATTATCTCCGGGCTACAGTTGGGCCGGAAGTGCGTCTGAAAGAGAAGATTGAGGATATGGCGGTTGTTCTAGCGTCTGACCCGACTCAGCCCTTGTCCATCGATCCCGAAGATATCCCTGTGATTCCAGTCAAGACTGAAGCGGAAGCTCCAGTGACGGAGACGGTGAAGCAGGGTGAAGTTATTCTGGTCAATGAAGCGGCTCCAAAGCGTCGCGGACGACCCAAGAAAGTAGCAGTGGAGGCATAACATGGCAGATAATAAGTACCGATTAACACAAGGAGTAGGAACAGTATCCAATGGCGCGGCGACGATTACTCTTATTGCCGCTCCGGGTGCGGGGAAAAAGCTACGCGTAACGTGGGGTTCTATTGGCGTGACTGTGGCGGCAACGGGTGGTGGTGGGAACGTTGTCTTAAAAGATGGTTCCAATAGTATCATCATCGCTTTTCCTGCAAGTTCCGTAGACAGTCACTACGTTGAATTCGGAGATGACGGGATTGTATTGCCTGAAAACAGTGCTTTACAGCTTGTGGCTGAGAGTGCTGTCACGGCTCAATGCACAGCTTATGCGGCAATCTCGGCGTTCATCATAGGCTAATGGCAACCTTCCTTACACTTCAGCAGGAACTGGCGGCGCAGTGTGGAATGGACGTGGCGATATCCAATGAAGCCACGCTGTTGAAACGATGGCTGAACAACTCACAGCAAACCATTTTGCGCTCGTTTGAGTGGCCTTTCCTCCGTAGTCCTACTCCCTTGGTCATTCAGACTGTGCCTGACATTACCTCTGGGACTGTAGCGACTACGGCGGGGAGTACGTCGATCACGTTCAGCACGACTCCTGTGGATTCCAACGGGGCGAATGTGTCTGTGAGTGGGCGGTTCATTCAGACTTCATCGTCGAAGGATTTCTACAAGATCACGGCACACACATCAGGGACGACAGCGGCGACGCTTGAGATTGCGGCGATTTACACAGCGGCGGCGGCGACGTATACGGTACGGAAGCAGTATTACTCAACTTCCTCCAGTGTGGACAGAATCATTCAGGTTTTTCAGGACATTCTTCCGTATCAGCTTCAAGAAACAACGCCGGAATACTTCCAGTCCTTCAACCCCGGATTTCTGGCTAGTGGTACTCCGCGGATCTACTGCATGGCGGGTGTTGATTCTTCCGGGTATCCACAATTCCGGCTTTGGCCAAATCCTGACGCGGTGATTAACCTCCGAATTGATTATCTGACGGTCGCTACGGATATGTCTGCGGATGCGGACGTTTCGGTAATCCCCGCCAAGTGGCATACGACGGTTTTGATTGAAGGGGCGAAAACTCAGGCGTTTTCGTTCCTTGACGATACGCGTGTTGTTGAGTCACGAAAAGCATTTGCGGATGGTATTGACGAGATGAAAACGGAGTATGAAAACAGTCTCCATCGTCATCGGGTGATGACATCGGCAGACAATCAGCCCGTTGGTGGGAATCTGGGGTATATGCCTTTACCCTTCAACTATCCAAGGAACAGCTAATGGCGGCTAGAGGCCAAAACATCGAGTTTACGGACTTCTCGGGTGGACTGAATACATTTGACCCTGAGTACAATTCCGACTTGAACCAATCCCCAGACTTGGACAACATCGTCATTCTGGATAAGGGATTCAAAAAGCGAAACGGTGATTCCGAATGGAACTCGACGGCAATGGCTTCTGGTGCTTCGGCTGTGACGGGGTTGGGATATGTCAAATACAACTCTGGGTCTGAGTTTCTAACAGCGGTTTCAGGAACAAAGTTCTATTCTGATTCTGGATTGGCTGGAACGATGTCTGATGTGACTGGTGCTGTTTCGATTACGGCAGGCAACAACAACCTCTGGACTCCCGTTAAATACAACAATCTCCAGATTTGGTTCGGCGGTGCGCCGGATGCGCCTTTTAAGTATTCAGGGACGGGGAATGCGGCTTCTTTGGGCGGTACTCCACCGTCTGCGTACACTGGATTTGCGGCAAATAACAGAGTTTTCGCTTTATCGACAGCGGCGAACCCCAGTCGAATCTATTGGTCGGTTTTGAGCGATCCCGAAGACTGGACTGGAACTGGCTCTGGTAATGATTACATCTCCAAATCGGACGGCGATTCCCTGCAATGCGGGGTTGTGCTTGGGACTGACACAGCGTTACTTTTTAAGGATAACAGCACCCATTTGATGCCATTGACCCGTGCCCCATTTCCTACCTATCATCTCCAAAGTGGTATCGGGATAGCGGGTCGCAATGCGTACGCTCAGGTGAACGGAGAAGTGTTTTTCATCACTCCCGGAAAGCGCATGAAATCAACGACTGACGGCGTGAACTTCAAGAGCTATCCCAACGACATCAACGACCTGTTTGACAACATCAACTCAAGTCGTGTGGCATACATCCAAGGCGTCTATTACCAAAATCTTAATTGGATTATGTGGATTGTTTCGATGGGGACAAGCTCAACGAACAACTACTGCATTATTTGGGATTTGGAACATGAGTGTTTTCTCAGGTGTACGACGGGGTTTAAGTCGAATGTGCTCGCGTTAGTGCAGAATCGTCGTCTTTTCGGTGGGAACTACAGCGGAAAGATTTACGAGAAACTCAAAAGCACCGTATTTTCAGACGCTTCGGAGGCTACACCATACGCCATTGATGGGTATTGGAGAAGCGCATATAAAAACCTTGGAGAGGGTCTGGACACTACGGCGCATCCCCTATACATAAGCATTTCGGCTTTGAGCGAATCGGCTTCAACGCTTGATGTCACGACGGGATTCGACTTTGTAGCTCCGGTCAACACCCAAACCTTCACCTTGGCGGCGACTGGTGCCCAGTGGGATGTTGATAGTTGGGATGTAGGAATGTGGGGCGGTCAGAACGCCATTATCTTACGTAAGTATATTTACGGGCGCGGGAATCTGTTCAGCTTTAAGTTAAGGAATGCGACGGCTTCACAGGGATTCACGATTCAGGGGTGCAGTATCCGATCTCGCACGGACAAGGCGAGACGAGTGTTTACAGGAGTCTAACTATGGCTATCAACTTTACAGTCAGCTACACCTTTACACCTAATACGGTCATTTCATCGTCTCAGGTGAATACAAACTTTTCTGATAACTCAAACGTCTGGACGGGTCTTGAAGCGAAGACGAAATCATTTTCCGCCTTGGTTGTTGATGCTACGCCGACGAGTGCGACGGACGTCGCCATCAAGAGCTACGTGGACAAGCTGAACAATTACCGCAGACCTGTTTTGCAGTATTCAAGTGTGACGGTTGTGAATTTGGAGACGGGGATTAACGGGACTTCCGGGCAGGCGCAGATTCTCTTCCCTGACGGGACGCTTCGGACAGATTCGACGGCCTCACGGATCAACTTTGACATCACTCGAAATTGCGCATTGTCCGGGTCTGCTCAATCTGGCCTAAGGGCAACACTTTCCGAGGCGGCAAATACCCGATATGCGCTTTATGCCGTGAAGGTGTCTGATTCCAGCACAAACTTTGTTGTTGTTGGAGACACAGTTTTCCCGATTCAGGCAAACTACACGACTTTGAATTCGAATTTTGGATCAAATTCATGGATCTATCTTGGGTATGTCTGGAACGGAAACGGACAGGCAGGGAATTCCGACATTGTTAAATTCGTTCAATCTGGCAACATGACTACTTTTTATAACGCGAATGCGGTTTCTGTTATTACTGTTTCTGGGATTCAAATGGCAAGCACGGCTGGAGCTGTTACGTTGACTTACACCTATTCCGCCGGGAGTACTTCTGCGGATATTCCTAACACGATTGGTCAGGTTTTATGGCAGGTGTCTTATGCGGCGGTGAACGATCAGGTCATTGCGGAAGATTCTGCGGCGGCTTTCAAGTATCGTCAGGTGATGGCGAGCAATAAGATAAATTCCGATCGTTTTTGGGGTGTGGCAAATCAGGGGATAAAGCTCTCTAATGCGGCGGCGTCTTCGATTGCTTACGACATTTTGGTGGCTGGGTATGTGGACACGGCATTAGGAGTCGGGGCGAATCCCTTACTGTGAGGTAGGGTTGAAATGAGCGAGAAGAACATCTTAACGCGTCCGATCATTGTTGGAGATATCGTCCTTGCGTCTCCTGCTACTCAAACGACGGTCGGTGCGGCTGGTGGAGCGAGTGCGCTTCCGGCTACTCCGACAGGGTATCTGACGATCATGGTGGGGAACACGCCGTATGTGATTCCCTACTACGCGGTGTCATGATTGAAGCTCAAGCCATCATCGACAGCCCCCTCTTCAAGCCAAAGTCTCAGGTTCGCTTTGAGCTGTTCAAGGAGATCCCGCTTGGACTGGCCCATTCGATTGAAAAGGCGGTTCAGGACTTCATTGAAACGTCGCATTTGCCGGAAGGCGTTGACGCTAAAGGGTTCTACTACCAGACGCTACAGGCCATCGCCAACGCGTCGGTTCTGCGTGGGACTGGGGATTTGTGGCTGGGTGTGCTTGACGGGGAGTTAGTGAGCTATGTTCTGGGGAATGTGAACAACGACTACGACGGACGTCTTAACTATCTCGTTACTCAGGCGTGGGTGCGGAAGGATCAAAGAGGTCAGAAGTGGGTGAAGTTAGCGTGGGCGAAGATTCGGGAACGGGCAAAGGCGTGTCTTTGTCAGCACTTCTCGATCATTTCAAGCAGGGGCATGACGGCGGCGTATTGCAGATTTCTCGGTAAAGGGTTCAGGCCTTACGCCGAAATATTGAAAGCGGAGATTTAGGGAGGGTTTATGGGTGGATCAGTCGGTGGTGCGCTTAAAAAAGTCGGGAATGTGGCGAAGTACGCAAATCCGATCGGATACATCGGGGCGCGTGGCCTGTATTCTGGCGTTACTGGAAGCAACCCAGTTAGAGACGTAGCCAATGACTATTTCCCCGGCGTTGGCGGTCAGGATAACCCATACGTTGCTGGCCCTTTTAGCCTAGACCCAAACCAAGTAGCAGGAGACAAAGCTGACATTTTGGGTCTTGGAAACAAGCAGTATTCAGACACTCTGGCAGGGATTGACGAGTACGGAGCCGCTCAGACCAAAAGAGCGCGGGATATGTTTGGTCAGATGTTGCCCGATATCGCCGAGAACTCACAGGCGGCACATCTCTACGATTCGACTGGGTACGGACAGGAAGTGGCGAGGCAACAGGCCAATATCGCTTCTCAGGTAGCGGCAGACGAAGCGGCGCAGAGACTTGCGGCATTGAACGGCAGACAGGGCTTTGAGTCTGGGGCTTTGCAGAGGGGACTGAGCCTTGAAGATTTCATCAATCAGGCGAATGTTGCTAAGACTATCGGGGCGCAGATGGCTCCGCAACCTGCAACAGGAAAGCAGAACTTCGGTACAGTGGCGCAGGGGGTTGGCGCGATGGCTCCTTGGGCTAAAGTGGGAAAATCGAGTGGTGCTGATAATTATTATAACGCACTAGCAAAAAAGGTGGGGTAGATAAAATGCCTGATTTCAGAATGCAACCAAACGCCTTCCCAATCGCCTCAGTCATTGATGCGGCTCAGAGAAACAACGCTCTTCAGCTTCAAGCCCGTACGCAAGGACAACAGTCCCTGATTGAAGGCATGAAAGCTATCGGACAGGTCGGGCAGTCGCTTTACGACCAGAAAATGCGCATAGCGCAAGCGTTAGCTCAGGCTGACATATATAAAAAGAATCACCCAGAGCTTTTCAACAAAGTTGAAACAGTAACTAAAAGCCAAGCTCCAATCAATAGAAACGAAACTGCGTCTTTTGATCCATCCACAGGAGCAGTTACACCTAATACTGGAATGTCCGGGGTTGCTGGACAAGTTCCACTAACCAGAAGAGTGGAATCTAACGGTAGTTTCTCTATTCCAGACAAGACGCTTCAAGATGCGTTTATGGGGATGACTGCGAATGACTTCTTTGACAACCAGGTGCAGAACCGTGCGGCTAAAACTGGAGAGGCTGACCTTGCCTTCAAAGAAAAGTATAAACCGCAAGAGCTTGCGATTGATGCTAAAAGGGCTAGTACTGACGAGATGCTCCGAATGATCTTGGCGAATATCGAAAGTGGGAAGGCTAAAGAAGATAAAGCGAAGAATAAAGTAGATGAAATTAATTCTCTTCTTAAGACAAAAGCAGACCTTACGAAGATGGTTTCTACTGGCTTCTTTAGTAACGATCAATCAGACCTAGCAAAATCACAAATTAAAGAAGTCGATCAGAAACTAGCCACTCTTGGGTACGGGGCTTCTCATCTTTCCACTCAAGAATTATTGGATATCGTAAATGGTAAGTAGAGAAGAAGCACTAGCGGAGTTACAGAATAGAGGTGTTGATCCCTCTGCGCCCCCTCCGATACAAAAAAGTTCTCCTATTTCAAAAGAAGAGGCAATAGCAGAGCTTAAATCTAGAGGTATTGATAAAAGCGAGGGAGTTTTTGGTTCATTGCTCCGTGGCATGGGGAATAATATGCCTCTTGGCAATCAATTCTCTGCCCTCGTATCTCCAGGTAAGTATTCAGACAATATGGCGGCAATCAACGAAGCCACTGCTAATGACAAGGCGGCTCATCCTGTTGCTTATGGATCTGGAGCCGTTGCTGGAACATTAGCCCCCGCCCTAGTCCCTGGTGTTGGGCCTATGATGGCCGCAAACCCACTAACGACTGGCGCATTGATGGGCGGCACAAACGCCATATCCAATACAGATATCCAACAGAACCCATTAGAGGCGGCGAATCAAGCAGGAACGGGAGCGTCAGTGGGTGCCCTTTTTAATGGACTTTTAGCGAAGATTGCTCCTCCAACTCAAGCGGCTCTTGAATACAAATCAAACAAACTGGCTAATAAGTCTATTGATATGCCAAAGGGATTCTTGGGAGATATGACGGAAGCAGAACAACAGGCGCAAGGGTCTGCATTACGCAAGGCTGGAGTTGTTACGAAGGACAAGGAAGTGGCCCTAGACAATGCGAAAGCACTCTTAAATAACTATGGGAAGAAGATAGGCTCAATGGAATCTATGGCCCAGAAAGAGGCTTTGACTGCAAACCCAGATCAACATTATGGGTTCATTTCTAACCTTTTGGATAAAGCGCAACAATTTAAAGGATCTGCCAACAGACTGAATAAGGCTATCGGTAGGGATTACGAGGCAGGAGCCATTGACATTGCAAAACTAGGAGATAACCCTAGTTGGTCTGCTATTCAAAATCTGAAGGAAACCTACGGAGAGCTTGCCTTTAAGAATAATGCGACAAAGGGACAAAAAGATACCTATTTCGCTCTAGCGAATATGCTCAAAGGCATAGCAGATAGGGCAAAAAATAGCGGAATAGCGCAGGAGTATAAAGACGCTCTATCTGGATATTCGCAGATGTCCCCAATTGTTGAAGGATTACGCGGGGCGGTAGATGCTGAATTGCGCGGAACTGGGACGCATGGGCATAACATTATGGCCCTTGTTAGAAGTCTCTCTGACCCAGCGCGATATGCGGCAGGAGCTGTTGCCGCCGTTACTGGGCATCCGACTATTGCAATGGCAACGGCAATCCCTGAGATTTTAAACCCTGCTATTCAATCCCAAGTAACTGGTGGGCTTGCGAAGGCAATGCCACAGATACAGGCGATGGCTGGACAGGCCGCAACCATTGGCGGGTCTAATGCTAAGACGCAAGAAAAAGTGAGCGACCTTATTCAGAAGCTAAAGGCCATGTATGACAAGCGAAGAGATTTTTAGGGTAGTTTTCTGAGCAATGCGCCCAACTGCTTGCTAATAAAGGCAAGGTAGCAGAGGATGAAAAAGAGAAGCAGAAGTGCTAGTTCCATACCTAAAGCGTACCCCATTTTGGCGGGTTTTTCAATGGGTCTTTTAGCTGAAAGTAGAGGGATTTAATGGCTATAGCTTACAACGCAGTAACCGTCAGCTCGACAGCAACACTTATCAAAGGCGCAAATAACGCCAGACGTGGGATTCAGGTCTACAACAATGGGAACAATATCGTTTATGTTGGGCCTGACAGCAACGTTACGATTTCTACAGGTATTCCAATCCTTCCTCAATCGCTCTATGAAACATCGGGAGAAAAGCAGGGATGGCGCGGGAGTGTTTACGGGATAACTGCCGCTTCAACCTCGGATTGCAGGTTCTTTGAATGGGAAAACTAAAAAGACTTCTTTCTATTGGGTGCTGTTTAGCGACCCTCACGACACCCCTTTGGGCACCTATCTCCAATAGATTAAATATCAGATCCGAGAATGGGGTTGTAGACACATACCCATATCAGGCTAGGTTCACAAACGGGACAGTAACGGACAATGGTGACGGGACTGTTTCCATCAATACGGCAGGATCTGGTGGCGGTGGTGGTTCCTCCTCTCTCCAAGTCACACGGTCTGGGACACAGATCTCAAGTCCTACAGCTTCTATAAACTTTTACAGCGGAGACTTTTTATTGTCTTTGGCAGGAAGCGCGACCTCGCAGATATATCTAAATCCAGCCACAACGAACTATATCCAGAACACTTCTGTTCTCCAATCCGGCGCAACCTTCTACGTGTCGAGTGGGACGGTGGCAGGTCTTTTTACAGCTTCTACGGAAACTGTTAATGGTCAACTCAATGTAGGAGGCCCCATTGTAGGGAATGGCGCATATCTTCAGAACGTTCCAATCATGTCGCCATCATCGACGGCTCCATTCCCCGGACCTACTGCCGGATATTTGGACATAACACAGTATTACAACACTGTCACAGGCGCAACGGGTGGATTTCGAGTGGGTGGAACTCAGACGCTTTCAAGGCAAGGAAGCACGATTTTAGTTGGGAATGCTGGTTCTGGTGTAGGGGCTTCAAGCACGATCTGCATAGGGGATAGCTCTTGCTCAAATCTTGATGCTGGCGGGCTTCGTTCGACAGTCATTGGGGCTGTAGCGGCTCAGGCCGATTTAGCAGAGGATAATACCTGTATCGGTTACAACGCTTGCGGTGATACTACGGCCAATCGACAAACTCTAATCGGTGCTTTTTCTGGGGCTTCGCTTACTAGCGGGAGTGCCAATACTGGTATAGGATTCAATACTATCCCCATAGCGACTACAGCCGATTCCAATGTTTGTATAGGAAACAACGCCTGCGACCTTTTAACTACGGGTTCAGAGAACATGGTTATGGGGAATACCGCTGGGGCTGATATTACAGTTGGCGTTAGGAATACGTGCCTAGGTGGTGGTACCGGATCAGTTCAGTCGTGTACAGGGATTATTACAGGATCAAGCAATACGGCTGTAGGGAATGGGTCTTTAGGGAACATCCTATATACAGGAGCGGAGTCAGCTAATACCACAATCGGCTATAAAGCGGCCGTCAGTGCAGGGGTGAATAATGCCGTTGCTATCGGGTACAACTCTGTAGCTACTTCCTCATATACGATGATGTTAGGTGGGACTGGGAATGATGGCGTTCGCGTCATTATGACGACGATGACAGTTTCCAGTGGATCGGTGTCTAGTCTTTATGTTCCTACGCTTGCCTCCGGCCAATGCGTTCAAACAACTACTGGCGGTCAATTAACAGTTACTGGTTCAGCTTGTGGCTCTGGTGGCGGTATGACTGCCGGAGCAACTTACTATGTTCAGGTCAGAGACACGCTCCAGACTGGTGCGACCTTCTATGTTTCAAGCGGTACTGTTCAATCAGAACTTAATATCGGAGATGGGGTTCACGACGGCCTTGGAACCTTCTCGTTTGGCGGGAATACCTATAACATTCTTGGTTCCAGTACTCCCGGTTCAGCTGGCCAATTCCTCGTGCTTTCCAGTACGCGAACTTTTACTTACACCTCAAATGTTACTGCCGCCGGGGATAACCTTGGCAATGGAACAGGATCGTATGGCGTAGCAACAACGACAGGCGGATTTACTGGTGCGGCAGGTGTAAACGTCACCTACGGAATCGCCGTGGGTTCAATGACGGCCTCATCCGCTACGGTGTCAGGTCAGATCGTTACAACGGGCATTACGGTAAATGAATTGACCGCTTCAAGGCCCGTCGTTTCGGACTCCAATAAGAAGCTGGCGACTGGCCTGATTGACCTCGCAAGCGCAAATTATGTCGTAAATAACCTTCCCGTCACAAACCTAAACAGCGGGACAGGGGCTACCAGCTCAACTTTCTGGCGCGGGGACGGGACATGGGCTACACCGGCAGGGGGAGGCGGATCGTCTTCTCTAGCGGTGGCGAACGGAATCTCGACTTACGCCGGGCCTACGGTATCGAGTCCTACCGCCATCATCAACTTTGACAACGCCACATTCGTCGGAGCGTTGACGGGGAGCGCGACCGCGTTCATGACGCTAAACAACTCATCAGTCACGTTGCAGGGCAATCAATTTAACACGGCGAACAAGCTCGTCCAACTCAATGGTTCAACTCAACTCCCGGCGGTATCAGGGGCCTTGGTCACGAGCCTAACGGGAGCTAACATCGCTACAGTCATTCCGTCCGCGGTGCTTCCTTCCACGGTGGCTTTTATCACGTCAACGCAGACTTTTAGCGGGGGCAATAGCTTCATCAGTCCTAGTGGTGTGGCTGTCACGTTCGGGGTCACGGCTTCGAGTGCGGCCTTGTCGTCTGCGACGATATCGGGTCAAACGGTCACCACCGGAATCACAGTCAATGAATTGACAGCCTCTCAGTTCGTGGTATCGGATGCCAATAAGAAGCTCGCCAGTTCATTAAACGGTGCCACGCTCACGACGCTGACAGGCGCGAATATCGCCACCCAGATACCGTCTACTGTCCTGCCTTCGACAATCGCTTATACAGTCTCCACGCAGACTTTTAGTGGATATAACAACTTTGTCGGCTCTTCAACGTTTACAGGGAGTGTCTGGGTTTCCACCTCCATCCTATTAAGTGGAGCCATCGGCACAAATGGACAGGTCTTAACTACGGGTGGGCCGGGAACAATCCCGACTTGGACAACTCCAACGGCTTCCGCATCGCCCGGTGGTGTTAAAGGGAACGTCCAATACAACGACGGTTCTGCCATTCAGGGAGCCACGATGTTTAATGTGTGGACTTCCTCTATCGTTCTTTCTACGGGTGGAGCGGCCAGTCAGGAAGTCTATACTTCAACGCTGAACGTGAAAAGCTCATTTACGATCACAGGAATCAGTGCCGTTGTCACAAATTCTTCCTTTACGTTCCTTGCCACTTCCCCTGCTCAATTTGTTGCTAATCAAAACGATTACGCCATAGGCATGGGAGTATTTTTCAGACTCAGCACGGATGCCCAGCGGGATTTGACAGGGATTTCGGGTGGGTCTGATGGTCGGATGATTATCATTTCAAATGTGGGATCTTTCAATCTGGTCATTAAAAATCAGAGTGCGAGTAGCGCGGCGGCCAACAGAATTATCACAGGGTTTGGGGCGGATTACATCATGGCCCCAGACGATACAGTTCAGTTTATTTATGACAACACGACGCAACGGTGGAGGTTCTTAGAATGATTAGAGGGCTTGGCGTATCGAATCTTGGTAACACGTCAGGGAATAGCGGGACTCAGATCGGGACGTACGTTCTCCAGGGAGGGAACAACGTTACTCTTTCTCAGGTCACAGGGGCTTCTGGCACAAACACAGTTATTATTTCAGCTGGCGGCCCGATGGGGAGATACTATAGCAACCTCCCTGTTTATGACAATTCTTCAACCATTGCTTATTTGCAATCCACTTCCCATGTTGTCCCTTTCGTTGTTAACGAACAGCTCTCATGTGATTTCATAAGGATTTTTTGGGTTGGGAACGTTCTTGCAGCATCTACTACTGCGGCTACGACAGGAGCGGCAACTTTCAGTTGTGGGTACACGAAAACGCACAACTTTGTTCTTTACTCTAGAGGATCAGGAGCAAATTCTTCGTCTTTGCAGTACTACTATTCAACTAGCTTCGTGGAACAGTTCTCAAACAATATCGCTTGTGCCGCTAACAGCACTCAATTTAGTTATTCCAATAGATACACATACCCATGCAGCACAGGAAGCACATTGTTTACAAACGACTATTCATCTAGTGCGGCATCCATTAACCAGAATTCGGCAAGCGCAACCGCTTATACAGGTACAAAAATGATTGATTTCCAGTTTGCTACGACGCTGGCAGCGCAGGGATGGTGGCTTGCTTATGGTGGATCAACGAGCACAGCTACCCAGTCTGCAGGAACAACAATTGGTCTGCGTAATGCTGTCACGTTTAATCCTGTATTTTTGACTCAGACTGCTCTGTCTATAGGAGTCCTCGGAGCGGCAACGACAAACAACCTAATGCCCCAGTATGGAGTAGGTTCATTCACAACGGCTGGCGGCGGAACAACGTCTAGCATTCCGCTCGCCAATATTACGCATAGTGCAAATCATCCGATTATGTATTTCCAGTTAATGAGAACGAACTGATGAAGCCAGAGCTAATTATTCAGGACATTAAAGGGTCGAATAATGCGCAGATGGAGAAAACGATTGCCCGTCTTATAAAAGGCGGCTCGTGGAAGAAACAGAGGATAATCGTTATTATCCCATCGGCTGATATGATTTCAGCCAAGGTCGCTCTATCTCTATGGAATCTAGCTTTCCCTCCGAACAATGGGATTGTCAGGATATTGGCGCAAGGTCTAGAAGTTGGCGATGCCTATTCCTCGGCGATTGAAAGTATTCTGGAGCATCCGGAGCTTAAAAACTGGGAATATGTTCTGACCGTAGAGTCGGATAATATGCCCCCATCTGATGGCGTAATTCGATTGGTCGACCGGATGGAGAACCACCCAGAGTTCGCATGTATTGGTGGTCTTTACTTTACGAAAGGTGCCGGAGGAGTTGCCCAGATATGGGGAGATCCTAATGATATGCCACTGAATTATCGCCCACAGATCCCGGATCCGAATGGCGGACTAAAGGAATGTTGTGGGACAGGGATGGGGTTTAATCTATGGCGATTGTCCATGTTCAAGGACAAGAATATCGCAAGACCACTTTTCGAGACATTTAATGGCAAAGACAACAAGGGTCTCGGGACTCAAGACCTTACATTTTGGACAAAGGCGAGGAAGTTCGGATATCGATGCGCCATTGATTGTTCTGTTCGCGTAGGACATTACGACATGAAAGGGGATTTCGGGCCTCCTGACACGCTTTGGTGACCATATAGTAGTATAATGCTCATATTCATTAGGAGGTGGATATGGGTAAATATAAGCCACACCAACAGGCGTTTGATGAGAAGATCGTTAAAACAAATGAAGGATGTTGGAGATGGAATGGAGCTAAAAACCATGATGGTTATGCAATGCTCAAAGACGAGATCGCACATCGGTGGAGTTACCAAAGATATATCGGGCCACTTGTTCAAGGTCTTGAGATCGACCATGTTTGCGGAGTGCGTGACTGTGTTAACCCGAAGCATTTGGAGCAAGTTACGCATCTCGTCAATATCCGACGTGCCATTGCTAAGGGGTCTTATGATAAATGCAGGAACTATCTCGGAGATTTTCAGTCTCGTAAAAAGCACTGCAAAAGAGGCCACCCTTACTCTGGAGACAACCTTAAAATTGAGATTTATAAAGACATCGTTGCTCGGCGTTGCAGAACCTGTGAAGATATGAAATTCAAGAAATACAAGAGGAGTATTCGTGAAAAAGAAACAGAAAGAACCTGAACTGCTTAAACTCGACCTTGGCGCAGGGGATAACCCATCACCGGGGTTCAAAGGGGTTGATAAATATGCTGAGAAGGCTGATTACAAGTTTGATCTTTTCAAGTTTCCATGGCCTTTCAAGGATGGTTCTGTGGATGAACTCCACTCAAACCAGTTCTTCGAGCATATCCCCCAAAATCTCCGAATCCCATTCATGGACGAGTGTTACCGGGTTCTTAAAGTAGGGGCGAAGTTCACTGTAATCGCTCCCTATTACACGTCGATGCGGGCGATCCAAGACCCGACGCACGAATGGCCCCCGATCTCTGAGGCGACGTTTCTTTACTTCAACAAGAAGTGGCGTGAAGACAACAAGCTGACGCACTATCTGGGCAAATGCGACTTTGACTTCACGTACGGGTACAACATTTCGGCTGAGTGGAACGCACGAAACGATGAGGCCAAGATGTTCGCCATCAAACATTACAACAACGTCGTGACGGATATTCAGGTTGTTCTGACGAAAAGGGCGAAATGATAAAGAGGGTAATCGCCATCCTGCTTCTGTCTATTCCGAGTTTCGGGGCAATCACAAGGGTAAACACGCTCCATCAATACATTGCTTCATCCGGGACGGGGTATTCTTTAGGAACTGTCACAGCAGGGAACTTGATTATCTGCAAAGTATCGTCAGGAAACAACGGGACGGTATCGCTTTCTGGTTCAGTCAATGGGGCTTATACGCAACTGACCCAGCGCATCTTCGACACGAATTTCAGCCACGATAT